ACGTGCGGCAGGTCCGCGCCCACGATCCGGTGTCTGGCGACCTCCCCGCCCGGTTCGAGGCCACCATCGCGGTCGACAAGCCCACCGAGGGCGACCCGGTGATGCTGTCCGAATACCGGGATCTGCTGGTGGCGGCGATCAACCAGCTCAACATCCCGCCGACGGCGCGGCTGCTGGAGGGCGCGACCCTGGCGCTGCGGTGGCCCTAACCGTGTGAGAGGGATCTACCGGCTGGCGGGCCGGTCGGGCTCGTCGATCAGTTCCAGGCCCGGCCGTGGCCTGGTGGCGGGTGGCCGCGACCGGCGCAGCCGCCGACGCCAGTACACCAGCCGTCCGACCAGCGCGACGCGGCCCTCGGCGACGACCCGCTCGCGTGGCCCGCTGGTGCACCACAGCACCCACCCGCCGCCGCGGAGCACGTCGAGGTCGTAGCTGGCCCGGCGGCGCCGATCTCCCACCTCGGCATCCTCCCACGAAGGGAACCCCGTATGCGTCCGCGTCGTGGTGCGTTCCTGCTTGCCCTGGTCGCCCTGGTGGGCGTCACCGTCCCCGCCCCCGCCCAGGCGGCTCCCAGTGTCGCGGAGCGGGTCTACGCCGTTGCCGCTCCAGGTCGGCGCGCCGCCGGTCGCGATCCCTGGGCGCTCGTCGTAGCCGCCGCGTCGGCCGAGGTCCACCCGCATGTCTACCTCCCGCGCTACCGCCAGGTCCCAAAGAACGCGAATGGTGCCTGTGTCGGCTCGAACAGGCCGGCGGCGAGCGCATCGTTGCGGGCCTCGAACGCCAGCGTATCGGCCATCGCCACGTCGATCTTGTGGGGCGACCCGGGCCGTTCCTTGCCGATCAGCACCATCGGCCTGCCGTCATCATCCTTCAGACGGCTCGGGCGCTTGTGGGCGTTAGCCCAGTGCCGGGCGGCCACCGGGTCGCCGTCCTGGGTCAGCTCCCGCTGGACGATCGCCGTGCGGATGGAGGCGAGCGCCTTGGCCATCGGCGCGTCCCGGTTGGTCCACCACTCCACCACCTTGTCGTCGCCGTGGCGGGCCGCCCACTTCGCCACCCACGAGCCCCACCAGGCCGGATCGTAGTAGGCGCGCACGACCTGGTAGCGCTCGAACGCCATCGCCACCGCGGCGTCGACCTCGCCGGCGGGCACCTGCCAGCCGTCGCCGGCCGGGCCCTCGGGCTTCTCCCAGATGCCGATGGTGAACAGGTGGCCCTCCTCGGTGCAGCCGCGTAATGCCGTGGCGTCCTGGCGGAGCGACCCGTCGAAGCCCAAGGCGATGGCGGTCCCGGACGCCACCACCTGGTCGAGATCGGCGCAGCCGGCCCACTGCTCGGGCGAGTCCAGGAACCGGCCGGCCGAAGGCGTCGCCACGTTCAGGAAGTACCGGCGGGAGTCCTCCCAGGCGTTGCGCGGGTCCTGGATCTCAGCCACCAGCCGGTCCAGGTCCATCACCGCGGCGAAGTCGCCATAGGCCTCCTCGAGCGCCGCCCGCAGCGCCACCTCGTCGTCGGGGTCGACGTCGGCCGGGCCCTGCCGGTGGTCGAACAGCAGCCGCGCCGAGCGCGCCTTGCCCTGGCGGATCAGCTTGGCGAGCGCATGGGTCGCCTCCGCCACCGAGCCCTCCCCGGGCGCGTACATGGTCGAAGGCTCCAGCGACCACGGCTCGGCGGCACGCCGCTTGGCCAGGTTGCGGCGCACCGTCGCGTACATCCGCACCAGCTCCGGCAGCCGGTACAGGTGACCCTCATCGAACACCGCGAACGACTCCAGGCCACCATCCTTGGCGGCCGAGCTCGCCGTCGAGGGGCGGATCTCCCCGGAGCCGGGCCGCCCACCCGGCAGGTAGGTCCGGGTCATGCCGGCGTCCAAGCCCGGCAGCCGCGACAGCGGCGCGCCGTCGTCGGTCAGGTTGAAGTACACCGAGTCGTAGACGTTGCCGGTCTGGCCCTCCTCGGTGGCCAGCAGCCGCACGAACGGCGACCGGACCGGGCGGCCCATCGGCTCGCCCGGCCGGTAGCGGTACTCGAAGTCCAGCCAGGCGTAGACCTCGCCGCCCTCCGCCCAGCCGGCGAACCGGCACGGGCCCAGCGCCTCCAGCAGCGCCACCCTGGCCGCCGTCCCGGACTTGTCGCGGCCCTTGGGGCGGCTGAAGAACACCGAGTCATACAGCCGCCGGCCGGCAGGGTCGAGGGCGTAGGCGTCGGCGAGGAACGCCGACAGCTCCAGGTCGTGGCGGACCGGCTCGCCCTGCACGTCGCCGGGCCCGTGGCGGCAGAAGTGCTCCATCCATGCAATTCCCAGCCAGCCGAGGGAACGGTCCCGGTCGTGGCCGGGCGCGCGGATCAGCTCACGAGGCATCGGTGCCCTCCGCGGCGAGGAGTTGGGCGCGGCGCTCGTCCAGCGACGCCACCGCGGCGCCCGGCGCCGACTGTGTCACGGCGTGACGCTGTTCCGGTGCCTGCTGGTGGCGGGCGGCCTGGTAGACGCCGCGGGCGCCGGTGCGCTTCTGCGGCCTGCCCGTGTCGGCGTCCGGCAGCCGCAGCGCCGCCAGCAGCCGCGCCACCGTGATCGCCTGTTGGCGGTGCTCGACCAGCAGCGGGTTGGCCCTGCCGTCGATCGTCATCGGCGCCTTGGCGACCGCCTCGGCCAGCCGGTCGAGCAGGTCGACGGTCCGGCACGCCTGGGTGAGCAGGTCGGCCTCGTGCTGCTCCAAGGCGTGCTGGCGGGTAAATCGCACGCCATAGGCGCCGGCCGCCGCTCTGGAGCCCGCTGGGCGGCCGCGGCGGCTGCTTCCTGGTCATGGCCTCACCTCGGTCGTTTCAGGTGCCAGACACAGCGAGATGCAGGCAGCGGGGACCGGTGGCCGGTGGGTCGAGCCCGTCGCCACTCCCCCCCGGTACCCTCCGGGGTCATGCCGCCGCTCCGCGTGCGCTATTGCAGGGACGGCAACGACCGACGACCCGGCCGAGCGGGTCGCCACCGATCGCCAGCGAGTGGACGTGATCCATGGTGATCTCGGCCGCGGTGACCATGTGTGCTGGCTGCTCCGCCCAACCGAGGCAGAGCGGTCCGTGCATGGCAAGCCATGCGGCCTTGGCCTCGTCCATGTAGCGGCGATACTCGGTGGTGCGGCGCTCGGGTCGGGCGGCGTTGCGGGCGCGCTGCCACTGCCGCGAGCAGGTGGGGCAGCGGGCCGCCTGCTTGCCGGTTGGCCTGCCGCGGACCACGGCGCGAGTCGGGCACGGCTGCCGGCTGCCGGGGCCAGCGCACGGCCGGGTGGCCATGGTGGTCATCACCATACCCGGGAGCGTGGGCTCGGCGGCAGGTCGCCCCGCGCTTGCAGTGCCACACTCGCCAGGTCGGGGTGGTCCCAGACGAACTCGGCTGTCTCGCCCACGCCGAGGATCTTGGCGTCTGGCCAGCCTGGCCGTTCGGTCACCGAGACTTCGCGGATGGCCGCTCTGGTCATCCGCACGGTGGGGATCACGAGGCCGTGCGGATAGAGCGGGATCTCGGCATCGGTCGCCCAGCCAACGCTGAACGCCCACAGCCAACCCTGACGGATGGAGCGCTCGACGCTGGCGGCCACCTCGCTATCGTCCAGGTCGCCGAGGGCGAGCAGGCCGAAAGCATCGGGGCGGAAGTGGCGCATGGTGCCGATCGACGCCTGCACGCCGCGGCTGGTGAAGATCGGGCTGTGCTGGACGGCCAGCGGGGCACCCAGGCCGAGGGTGAGGTAGTCGTCGAGCGCGTGCCGCTCACAGATCAGGCGGTGCCGGGCGCCTCGCTCGTCAGCGACCACACCGCTGGGAACGTCCCAGGCGACGACGTAGCCGGCGATCGGCGTGCCGCTCACCGGGCGCCAGCGCGGCCCAGGCCGGTGATGTAGTCGATCGCCTCGGCGATCCGCCGGCGGTCGGCCGGGGTGCGGTCGGCGATCTGCTGAATTCTCGGCGGCTGGTAGGGCCCGCTGGCCGCCGCAGCGCGGGCGATCATGTCGGCGACCAGCTCGCGGGTGATCGGCTGGCGCTTCCGCTCGGCCCGTCCCGGGCCCCAGCGGGCCGACGGGAGGTCGGCGCAGTACCAGGCTCGCGCCTCGCGCTCATCCCGCGGCTGGACATTCCTGCTCATGTGGTTCTCCTCTGGTGGGCTGCCGTCAGCGCTCGTTGTACGTCCCCACGATGAACAGCAGATCGTCGACGTCGTCGGGGGCAGCGTCGCCCTGAGTCATCGGCAGCGCGCCGCGGTGGCGCAGGTCCGAGCAGCCGCATAGCAGCTCGGGGTTGGCGGCGCGGTTGCGGGCGCAGGCCTGATCTTCGGCCCAGCGGTCCAGCTCGGCGAGGCGGGCGGCCCGCTCGGCGGGGGTGGTTCCCATTGGCGGTCTCCTAATGAGTCGTGCGAGGTGCCTTCGGGCAGACTCGCGGGTGGTAGCCACCGGCAGGTGAGCACTGGTGTCTCCTGGCCTGTGAGGCCTGATGAAAGAGCGTGCCCCTGCCGGTCGG